GTTATTTGACGCGACAAGGCTTTCGATTTTAAAAACCTTGTTAGAAGAAGCTGGATTATTTAGCAAAGAAATTGCAGTTGTGACACTTGGCGTCAGATATGTCGTAACGCCAAGTATAGATGTGACGCTAACAATATTAGGATTAGCCATTTTATCCTCCGAGAACGAGCGCCATTGCTACAGAAAATCCTGTCGTAGCAACGGTTCCGGTCGTAGCCGGAAGTGTTAGCGTATTGCTGCCAGCAGTAGCCGTGGCAGTTAAGGTAATTGATCCGCTTGTCGAGCCGTTATACTGCAAGCCGCTTGTAGTAACGCGCAAACGCTCGACACCGTCAGCCGAAAAGCCAATGACATTTGATGCGGGATAGGTAATGCCCGTATTGGTATCTGTGCCTTGCAGCGCAGGCGTTCCCGCGCTGCCATCTACGCCAGATATACCAGTTGTGCCATTGATAACTACGGCCATGTCAGTATTCCTTATGCAGGCTGTGGCTCAACCAATGCCCAAGACCCAGTGCCTTCATTCCAAAAGTAAACCTTGCCATCAGTTGGGTAAGGAACAGGCGCTTCCCAATCAACCGTCACAGGGCTTAACACCCATGATGGATAAGGCTTTGGCGGAATAAACGCATCAAGCTGCGAATTGTATGTGTAACCAATTCCCGCATATCGAACGCGGAAATTGCCGTTGTAGCTTGTCTGACGCCAATTGCCGCCAAAGAGGCGTTGGCAAAAAGCAATGCCAATGCTCTCAACTTCATTGCCGTCAGGCGTTGACGTATCGGAATTGGAGACGACGATTACTCGAAGGACGACGTCGTTGTTATCTAATTCAGCAAAATGAGCCATCTTTACTTTCCTAAATAAAGTGCGGTTAGTTCGTCTTCGTCCCCGACATGCCCGACGGGGAAAGTGTTAAAGGCTAGGCTGATCCTTGTGTCTTCGCCGCCTACTGGCTGAACCATATGGGTCAGGCTGGAAGGGAAAAACACTAAATCTCCGGTTCCTACAGGATACCACCAACTCTCCGAATTGTAACTATTCCACTCGACAGGCGGAAACTTAATTTGCTGATATCCATCTTTGTAGAAAAATATCTTATCAGTTTCCTTGTTGGCTTTGACATAATAACAGCCAGAGATCAGGCTGTTTGGATGCGCATGCTTATGATGAAACTGCCCCGGCTTGGTCCAATTGAGCCAAGATTGCGTAATCCGAAGCCTAACATCATTCTTTGGGCAGATCGTCGCCATCAGATATTCATGCGCGCATTTCTCAATAAATGTAGTGAGATTTGCGAGCTTCTTTTCTTTCAGCAAATATCTATTGACGCTGCTTGTATTGCCGTCATTAGGCCGCTGCTCCTGATCAACCATGAATGTTGTTTGAGCTTCCGTTATGCCCTCTTCATGCTTGAAAAAGCCAATCGGGATTGGATAAAGGTTCTCAATTATCACCGAGAGCCTCCTCTAGTTCCCGCTGCTTTACGCCCATTTCTTCAAGCTGCTTGGCCGTGTAGATCGTCTTGATGCTATCCTCAAACGCCTTGATCTTGTCGATCGTCTCGTAAACCTCTTCGATCGTCGGGCAGGGACGTTCATCCTCCCAGCGCGTGAATGTATTGTTGCTGATCTCCCAAGCAGCGCCGGGACGCAATAAATGCATTGCCGTATCAATACCCATTAGCCTGTATATTTTCGTCTGCTTATCCATAATGAGCCCCTTTTTCTCATTAATTGAACTTGATGATTACTATGCCAGAGCCGCCATTGCCGCCTAAAGTAGCATCGGTTCCAGCACCGCCACCGCCGCCCCCTCTATTAGCAGTTCCAGCAGTTCCAGCACCAGATACACCTCCAGCGCCGCCTCCCGAAGAAGCACTACTTGCCGGACTAGGAGTTCTAATGCCACCGCCGCCGCCGCCTGCATAGCCTACTGAAGGCGTCCCATATGGAGTTCCTGCTCCACCATTTCCGGCAGTAGTTGAATTAGGCGCGCTTCCTCCGGTTCCTCCAGCACCACCACCGCCACCTCCTCCATAAGGACTTGTTGCGGGATTGTAGCCAGCGCCGCCAGCATTCCCTTCTCCCGGTGTTCCTGGCCCACCAGTGCCACCGCCATATGCTCCCCCGCCACCGGAGCCCCCGCTGCGTCCGTTTCTATTTGGAGCTTCATATCCGCCACCGCCGCCGCCTGTTGTGGTGACTAAAGACCCGATACTTGAACCAGTTCCATCGCCTCCTACAGCTGAACTAGGGGCGGCTGTTGAAGTTCCGCCAGCGCCAACAGTTATTGTATATGGTGTTCCGGCTGTAACGGCTGTAGTACCCGCTTTATAACCGCCAGCGCCTCCGCCGCCCGATCCTGTTCCTGTCGCTCCAGATCCTCCACCTGCAACAACAAGATAATCAATCGTTGAAACGCCCGTTGGGATCGTTACGGTGCCGGATGAATAGAAGATGGCGACTGATGAGGCGGGTTGTTTGTAAGAAATAATTACAATCCCAGATCCTCCTGCGGCCGCTTGGGTTCCTGCATAAGAACCTCCACCACCTCCTCCTTGGTTGGTGCCACCGGCAGTCGCGGCTGGAGCTAAATTATATTTTTCTCCATTACCGCCGCCGCCAGACCCGCCAGGACCAAGAGCACCAGAACCTGCTCCACCACCGCCGCCTGCATAAATAGCAAATGGCCCTAAAGAATAAGGAGCGCCATTTCCGCCAGAACCGCCAGAACTGCCAGAACCATTACCTCCGGTTCCCGTAGATGTATTAGCTCCTCCTCCGCCGCCGCCTGCCGCGCCGCCAGTGGCCCCAGACCCTCCGGCATATCCTTGTGCCGGAGTTGTTGCAGGGCTGGGCGAGCCACCAGCGCGTCCTGTATATGGCGGGCTACTATCAGTTCCGCCGCCTCCACCTGAGCCTCCATCAGCCCCTTGCGCATTTGCGTTGCTAAAAGCCCCGCCGCCACCGCCGCCTGCGGACCTATATGCAGAATAAGGAGATGAACCTATGGCTATATAACTATCGGTTCCAGGATTACCTTTTACCGATCCAGATCCACTACCAGCGCCAGCGCCACCAACTTGGATTGCATAAGTAGTTCCAGCAGTAACCGCAACATTGGTCGCTGTCCTAAAACCACCTGCGCCGCCGCCACCAAATCCTCCGCCACCGCCACCGCCTGCGACGATTAGATAGCTGTCAATTTGCGTGACGCCCGTCGGTGCCGTCCAGTTACCTGACGCCGTAAAGGTTTGAACAACAGTTGCCTGCCCCTTGCCGCCGCTCGCCAAAAGCAGGTTAAGAACGCCGCTCATTAGGTCAATCCCGAACCGCTGATCAGCCAAGTTGTTGAAGCGGTTTTAATCGCCGTCGCCATCCCGTATTGCGCAAGTGCGCGCGTTCCGGTTGTTCCGGTGCCGGATAAATACATTGTGTCTGACGATATGGCGATTGAGCAGCTGCTTGCGTTCATATTAATAAACGTCAGCACTGTTCCAAGTGGATAAGCAACGCTGCCATTTGCAGCAATTGTAATTGTTGCGCCACCTGCACTAAAATAAAGATGTTTTCCACTATCAGAAAGAACGGTTGTATATCCGTTTCCTTGTGAGTTTTGTGGAACCTCTAAATAGCCAACATTGACGTTAACGCCGGGATTGGTGAACGTGTAGGTGAAAGATCCAGCAACAGCTGCGGTATTAAGGGTTGCAGTGCCCGATGTGCTACCCGCAAGAACCAAAACACCGGCTGCGGTTCCCGCGACACCAAGCGTAAATGTGCCCCTTGTCGTGCTAAATTGCGCTGTCTGGCCACCGCTATTCCAAATAGATAGCGGAAGATATGTGCCTGACCCATTAACTCCAGATACAAGCTGGACGTCTGTGCTTGCATTTGTTGCAATCAAAATCTTGCTGGCATTTGTTGGATCAGAATTATTCGTCGCCTGCCAACTTGCAGCAGTTGATGTGCCATTTGGCAGCGCGTAAATGCCCGTCGAGCCGTTTGTTGTGCTTGTTTGAAAAGCAAGCCGCGTAGATACAGTTGCGTTTGAAAAGTCACCAAGAAAACGCGCGCTCGCAGTAGAAATAGTTAAACTGTTTCCAAAAGTGACATTGCCACTGGAATCAAGCGACAGGTTCGCCGTGCCGGTGTTAGCGGCGTTCGTGATCGTATCGCATTTTACTGTTGCAACCATTGCGAACCTCTAGAAAATTTTAACAGCTATGCGCCAATTGAGCCACTTATTTCTTGCTAGTTAAATTTAATGATTACGATTCCAGAACCGCCATTGGTGCCATAATAGCTTGGCGGATATCCGCCTCCGCCTCCGCCACCGCCTGTATTAGGCGATCCTGCTACCGGTATTGTGCTTGGGAAAGTGCCGCCACTGCCTCCGCCGCCTAATCCACCTGCGCCGACATTGGTTACGTCGTTACCGCCGCCACCTCCGCCGCCTGCATAATAAACGCCACCAAATGTTAGGCCATTGCCGCCATTTCCTGCTTGGCCCGTAGCGCCGTTATTTCCATTAATGCTCGCACCACCACCGCCACCGGCATTGCGCTTGGCGCTATAATAGCCGCCAGTGCCGCCATCATACCCTTGGCGAGCAGGGCTTGATACACCAGTTCCTCCAGCTGTATTAGAAGGAAAACCTCCTCCACCACCACCGCCAGAACCACCATTCGCTCCATTGCCATTGTAATATCCACCACCGCCGCCGCCTGTTGCGGTTACAGTAGAAAATGGAGCCGTTCCAGATAATGTTGAGTTGCTGCCATTGCCGCCGGGCGCGCTGCCCGTATTACCAGCATTGCCGCCAGCGCCTATTGTCGCGGTTAATGTATTGCCAGCAGTAACGGCAATGCCTGATGCCGTAACAAAACCACCGGCCCCTCCGCCGCCTCCTGCATTATCTCCGCCAGCGCCACCACCAGCAACAACAAGATAATCAATTGATGTGCAGCCGGTCGGAATTTTTACAGTAGCTGTAGAAGTGAACGTAATCGCTGTAGCTGCGGCAATTTTATAAGTTAAAATTACAATTCCAGACCCGCCTGCACCGCTGTTAGAACCGGGACCCCCGCCGCCGCCACCACCACCTGTATTAGCTGCTCCATTGGAACCTACGCCGCTTGCGGCCCCATTGCCGCCGCCGCCATTTCCGCCTAGTCCTGCCGTTCCTCCACCTGGGCCATAAATGCCGCCGCCGCCACCGCCTGCGAGATAACCGCTATAGCCAGAATAAGTATTAAGGCCTATTCCGCCATCACCTGATTTGTTTGGGTTTGGGGTATAAGTCCCATTGCCCCCAGCTGCTCCAGCGCCGCCGCCGCCGCCCGTGCTGCCTACACCGGGAGAATTTACCGCATCGCCGCCTTTGAAGCCTTGTGGTGCTGTTCCGTTTCCGCCCGGATAAGTTCCATATCCAGCACCGCCGCCAGAACCGCCATTTGACCCAGCTGCTACAGCGCCTCCACCACCGCCGCCGACTGCTGTTGTCGCACCCGGAAAAGAGCTAGGGCTCCCATTATTGCCTTGTCCAGCAGAGGCCGTGCCACCGCCGCCTACGGATACTGTGTATGAAGAACCAGCTGTAACGGAAAGATTTGATCCGGTAACATAGCCGCCAGCACCACCCCCGCCGCCATATCCGCCGCCGCCTGATGCGCCACCGGCAACTATTAAATAACTATCAAGTTGCGTCACGCCTGTAGGCGCAACCCAGTTTCCAGAAGCATTAAATGTTTCAACAATTGAATATCTTGCCGCACCACCAGCAAGAAAGAAATTAAGCGCCGAAAACATTAGGGCGTATATCCCTGTGAGGCAGATCCATACCAATTTGTGCCATCAGCAACAAAAGTAAAAATATCCATCCTGCCAGCGGTTGCGGTAACAGTTGGCGTTCCTCCGCTATTCCATTTAACTGACGACCACGTCACTGCGCCATTTCCTGTTGATGCAGCTTGACGAACAAGAAGTATAAATGATTTGCCAGCAGTCGCCGTTGGCATTGTAACTGTGCATGTTGTTGACGCCGTTAGCGTCAATGTTTGCACAGTTCCGTTTGAAAGAGTTGGCGAAGCTGATGTAGTAACAGTTCCGATGTTGAAATATGTTTCAATGTAATCGGTGATTGTTGGGTTAGTAATTGTTGGTGCCGTTGCTAAAACATTATTTCCTGTGCCGGTTACAGTCGTAAAGCCAACAACTTCAGAATCCCAAGACGCGGCGGTAGTGCCTGATGTCAGGATACAAATAAGACGAAGCGTTGTGCCGGGCAAGCATGTTGCAACGAGATTGCTGCCTGACGAATTAACCGTAATATTAGCAGTGCTATTATTGACGATATTGAAAGTCCAACCCGTCGCAAGTGTGCTTGTTACTGGAAGAACAACTGTCTGCGCCGTTGAGCCAGTAAAGAATTGATAAAATGTGCTTGAAGATGTCAGCGTAACGGGACTTGCTGATGTAACCGTTGTCGTATAGCCGACAATAGTTGCGTATGTCGCAGGTCCAAGCGACGACCATGAAGTAACGCCAGCAGTTGTCGAGGAAAGATATTGACCGTTCGCTGTCGGAGCGGCAGATGGAAGCGTCACTGTCCAAGGGACAGCAATCGTCAGCGGAACCGTTATATTAACGTATCCAGATGTGTCGCCGTATAATGAAATTGTGCTCATATTATACCACTACCCAAGCTGAACCTGATGGAACCGTAACTGTAACGCCAGAATCAACAGAAATTGGCCCAGCAGATATGGCGTTATAACTAGCAGGTATGCTGTAACTCGAAGAAACCGTCGTAGCATTTACAAGTAAACCATTTGACGCGGCGATCTCAGGCGACGTTAGCTGACCCGTTGCAGGGTTGTAAGTGTATTTTGGGCTAGACGTATAGAAATTTGTCGGCGTTCCGCCAGTAATTGCGGAGAAAACCGGATATTCGTTGCCCGTCGTCGAAATATCATTTGAGATTGATATTGACGCGCCTGCACCCGTGGGGCCTGTCCAGCCGGTAGGTCCGGTATCGCCCGTAGGCCCAGTGACAGTAGATGCGGCTCCCGTAGGACCTGTCGCGCCGGTTGGGCCTGTCTCGCCAGTTGGTCCCGTAACAGTTGACGCTGCGCCCGTAGGGCCCGTCTCGCCCGTAGGTCCCGTCGGGCCGATATCTCCCGTGGCTCCCGTGGGACCCGTAATTGCTGGCCCTGTCCACCCCGTAGGTCCGGTCTCGCCCGTAGCGCCCGTGGCTCCAGTAGCGCCCGTGGGTCCTGTAACTGTGGAAGGAGCGCCCGTTGGTCCCGTCTCACCCGTGGGTCCCGTAGCGCCTGTCGCGCCCGTGGCGCCTGTAGGCCCCGTAACTGTTGACGCAGCGCCCGTAGCGCCAGTTGCGCCCGTAGGCCCAGTTGCGCCAGCGGCTCCCGTCGGGCCGGTAACAGTCGCAATCGCGCCGTTATCGACCCACGTTGTCCCGTCCCAAACCCAAAGATGTTGATCGTTTAAGGTGACATATGCGTCACCTGTCGCCCCTGTATAGCTGCTAGGATAACCCGGCAACGCGGCGGCATTGGCGACCGTGCCCTTATAGCTAATGCCTGCGCCAGCTGGTCCCGTGAAGCCAGTCGGGCCAGTTGCGCCCGTCGGGCCCGTAACATTAGATGGCGCACCCGTTGGGCCCGTCGCACCTGTGGGACCGGTAACTGTTGACGGAGCTCCCGTTGCTCCAGTGGCTCCCGTAGGTCCGGTAGGTCCCGTATATCCAGTAGGCCCAAGACCGCCGCCGGGTCCTTGCGCGCCCGTAGGGCCCGTCCAACCCGTAGGGCCCGTGTCTCCAGTGATTCCTGCGCTGCCCGTGGCCCCCGTGGCCCCTGTAGGCCCTGTGGCCCCAGCTGCGCCTGTTGCACCCGTTGCGCCCGTAGGTCCCGTTACAGTTGACGCGACGCCCGTGGCTCCCGTCGCGCCCGTAGGTCCCGTCTCGCCAGTTGGGCCTGTAACATTAGATGCTGCGCCTGTGGCGCCCGTAGGCCCCGTATATCCCGTAGGCCCCGTGGGTCCGGCAGGCCCCGTATATCCCGTAGGTCCGGTGACGCCTAATCCAGCGATTTGTGCAGACGTAACGCGAACTGATGTGCCGGACTGAACAGCTTCAAGCTGCTCTGTGCCACTTAACGAGATGGCCGCTGGCAAATTTGGAATCTGGACATTGCTCACGATAACGGCCCCGTCTGCGGTATTTGATCCATATTATACGGTATTCCAGCGTTTGCTGTAACCATTTTTGTTGTGCTGGTAAGTAAAGATCCAGCAGCAACTACAGGGTTAGGCAAATAGGTAAAGGCCGTATTGGATGTAACCGTAATTGAATAGAATCCATTGGCTGTATCAATCGACAAGCCCTCAACAGCTATCTGATCATTTGTCGCAAGACCATGTGCTGATGAGCAAGTAACAGTAATGATACCTGTTCCGTTGGAAGTAACAGAAACAAGAGATAATGTTACATAATAATCTGTTGTCCCTTCAAGCGGCATAACTGCGTTTTGATCAAGACCTGGCTGATTACTAAGTCCTCTTGGCGCTTCGCCAGTTTGTTGCGTAACGCGCGTATTATTGTTTTGAGTAATACGCGTATCGCCGCCAGGAACAGGTATGCCCGTCTGCGTATTAGTCGTATTTCCTTGCGTAATACGATAATCAGATTCTGCCGTTGAGTAATCTTGGATACGCGGATTAAGGATTGGCGTAGGATCAGCCGGAACAACGATAGCGCGCAATTGAGATTGCGGCACATCATTGCACTCATTACAGACAAGAATGCGCTTATTGATCAGAGAAGCGCCAGCCCAATCATACTGCCACTGCAAATTGACATGATTGTAGAGAAACCCGCATCGATCGCAGATACCAAATGCGCGAGGATTTCTCGCGCTGACTTTGGCGCGACCATGCGGCCTCATCTAAAATATCCGCTAATTTGAGGCGAAATATATTGCTGGGCAGTTTCAACATTTTGAGCGGCGGCGATGCTGTAAGCCTCATCAGCCATTGGCTTCATAATAGCCGCTTTTTCTGGAGCCCAAATCATCGCAAGGCGCTCTGCAAGGCCGTAAACCATCGCTTCCAGCCATATCGGAGGGACGTCAACTTGCTCTGTTCCGTTCATATTGGCGTCTTGGAGGCGTAAAACAGAATAATATTTTAATGATGTTTGCGTTCCATCAGGAACAGGCCACAAGTAAAGACCAGGATTTAACGTTCTATCAAACCATATAGTCGTCGGGAAACCTTGCTGCGTTTTATTAGGGTAAGACGCATATTCAGTTCTACTGATTGGCAGAATAATACGGTCAATCGCTGGTGTGCCATATGAGATATAGGCATCAAGAATCACAACCGTGCTTGCGTCAACTGAATAAAATGATGTGCCAGCGACAAGTGGGACAGTGGTAAGCTCAACCTGCCAAAGATTAACACCTTGGTTGCTCCAACGCGTAAACATCATATTTGTTGCTGTTCGCGCAGCATCCATGTGCTCTTGCAAAAGAGCAGTGGGGCGAACGCCAATTAGCTGATAGGCGTATACCGTAAGCTCGCCAAGAGACGGATTGAAAGTATATGTTCCGCTCGTGGCCATCTATTCATCCTTAGCTAATCTGCCAAACTGCGATAACAACTGATGGGCAAGCAGGCATGGCTGGAGATACGCCAGGAACAGCCGCTTGGGCGCCAGTTGCTAGAATCTGTGTGCTATTATCCTGCCCAGCCATAAATAATTCGTAATAATCGCCAACAGTCGTGCAGTCCAAATCAAATGTAGCGACAACAGTTATAGGCTCATCCTTTACTGTTGCGACAATCGTGCTGCTATTATCGACAAGATTTCCGTTTTTCTTAAAGAAAATGTTCAACCATTTTGCGCTGGCCGAACCTGAGTTGTGGCCAATCACAGAAAATGTAAAGCAATAATTGCCGATCTGCGGCAATACAATTTGCGTATTACTATTTAATGTAATGCCAGCAGCATTTAACGTCGTATTATATGTGATCGCTTGCGAATTTGCCGCATTCAATACTGTTTGCGTCTGAGTGCTGGAAAATGTCGCGTGAGGTCCGGGAGGTATGTGATGAGACATTACACAACAATCCAGTTCGCGTTATTAGAAACTACGAAATACGCCTCGTATCGAACGGCCAATACTTGTTGTGCTTGACCATCAATTGTTTCAGAGCCAAATGCGTCAAGCGTGATAACGCCAGTTCCGCTATTCTTAATAATAAAATATTGCCCCTCTTTACCAATCGCTGTAGGCAGCGTCACGGTAAATGTTCCAGATGTGCAATTTACTATGCAATCTGTATTTTGGACAATGTAAGTAGCCGACACACCCGTATACGGAAGCGTCGTAGACGCAGTGCCGCCTGTGCCAGGTATCCAAGCAGGTCCACTCATTTGTTCACCACGTTAAACTGAGCAAAGGTAGCCGTTACGGAACCCGTGCCGCTGTTTAATAAAACGCGCGCAAAAGTTGGCGTAAATTGAAAGTTAGAAAAAACATTGGCGACAGAAGTCACCGCATCCGTGTCATTGGTGTTTAGCCACTCAACATTCTCAATTGTGACAGGATTCGTCGGACTATTTGGATCGTCCATTGTCACTTGAATCGTGTAATTAACAGTTCCAGAAACATTGCATTGAATAGCAGTCTGAGCATCTGCCCAGCTATCAAAACGCAACCAGCTAGAACCAGCAACGCCATTTGTGCCAACAGTCACGCCACTTACGCTTGTGGCGCCGCTTGCAGCCACGCGAGTTACGGTCGCGAAGTCTAACGTGGTTGCAACAGTGCTGCCGCTTGTGCCTTGCACCGTCTCAGAAATCGTTTGACCGCCAATCCAAGTTCCGTAAACTGTAAATGTAATGCCGCTATCATTGCCGACATTGGTAATTAAAACTTGCCTTGGCTCATCCAAAATGGCGACACCGCTGCTTACAAGAGCGCCATTAAGAGTAAGATTCGCCGCTCCAGCAGTCGTCTGGCTTAAAGCAATCGCATTGGCGCTTGCCGCAGCTAAAGGGCCAACAGTAACATAAATAGGCTGCATCAGCGTTTTCCTTTTGTATGGCCGGCTCTAGCAGCAGCCACATTATCTACTAAATTCGGATAAGGGCGCCCGGCGGCTCTGGCTTTAGCCTTGGCTATCTTAACACCTTTTGAGCTAAGAGCCTTGCTCTTTGCGTCTTTTGGTGCATCTTTTTCCCAAAATGGCTTGCTCATCAGCAATCCCACTTTCGCAATGATTTATTGATTCGGCTATTTGGATCTGCCGCAGCTGCGGCGCCCGTCAATTTCTTTTTCATGCCTGTCATTCTAGCACAAAAAGAAGAACGGCGTGATGCAGCCTTTGGACTTTTCTTTGCTTGTTCGCTTGAAACAGGCGGCTTTAAATTATGGCCTTCTCGCTTTGCGGAAGCGCGCCCCTTGGCGTTTAAACCGCCTTCTGGGTTTTTTCCTTCAGATCTTTGCCAAGCAGGAGACTTTGCCATAATGCCCTCTTACAAAAAACGGGAGCGTTACCGAACGCCCCCGTAATATCGCATACCAAGGAGCAAATTAGTAGTGCGAAGCTTTACCGCGAGGTGAGCCAGAAGCAGCTGACGAAAGAACGCCGCCGCCGCTCTTACGAGCAGGACGCGCAGCTTTCGACATTACGTTGCCGCCTTTTTTCATGCAGCCGCCGTGAGCTTTTTCTGCCTTACCGCCTTTTTTGAAGCGTTCAGCCGTAACGAATGAATCGTCTTCGGTTCCTGATTTTTTTGAAGAAGCAGAAGCGCCTTGAACCTTCTTAGAATCAGTTCTTGTGTAAGCACCCATTGTAATCTCCTATTAAGCGTTGTTTGCTTGAATGTATGTAACGATCAGCTTGCCTGCGCCAGGCGTAGCACTTGGGGCGCCGCTATCAATCCAGATAGCAACATCAGATGTGCCAACATCCTGCCAAACGCCAGTGCGCGTAGCATCAGTGCCTGGATTAAGAGAAAGCAAGCCAACAGCATTCGCATTCGTCGCAGCAACTAACTCAGTAGCAGTTGATGACGTTCCAACGCTTAATGTGTAAGTCGTCGTCGCGCTCGACCATGCAACATCAACAAGAACGTCAATGCTAACGATCGTGCTGTTTGCAGGAATTGTAATTGCAGTCTGCGCTGATGTCGTTGACTGAACAATGTCAGCCGATTGAGCCATAAGGCAAAAACCAACATTCTTGATTGAGCCAACTGTCGTTCCAGTTGTATCAAGAACATTGCCAGCCTTTATAGGGCCGGTGAACGTAGTCGTTCCCATTTAATTTACTCCTTCTGCACAAGGTTTAATTACGTTGTCTGTGCAGAGTCCGCTTGGACGGTCAACGTAACTGATGTTCCAAGATGGAAGTGGGCTCATTAAAGAGCCCACTTTTATTTGATTTACGTTGGGAAAGATCCGAAGATCGAACGCCAGTTGTAATAGCCGAAACTGTAACGTTCATAACCCTTTACGAGTAAGTTGTCAGTCACAAAATCGACTTGCATGTCGGACTCGAACTTTACGCGCTCCATATATGAGAGCCCATCAATGTTCGTGAGCAAGAACCATGCACGAGCAGACGTCAGATAGTCGTTGACCATGTAGCCTTCTGGCAATCCGCCAGCAGTCATCATGATCGCATTGACGTCATTATCTGCCGTTCCTGGGCGCAGTTCAGTCTTAGTAAGACGAATTGCAACTGGTTCCAGAGCAGGCGGAACAACAAGACGACGACCGCGAGCAAATACTTTAAGACCAGCTTGGTCTTTAAAGTTTGTTCTGATCGAAATCATGCCGTTCAACAACGTCGCTTCGTTCAGATCAACATCAACCGCAGGACGGTTAGCAACCGTGCCGCCATCGATAGGATGGTCTGTAGCGATAAGGGCCTTACCGTCACCGCCGATCGAAGCATTATACGTCGTCGCCGTGTTTAACACGTTGGCGCCGTAAATTTCCTTCGTCTGCTGGAACGATTCAATAAGGCCAAGGTTCGATGGCATAAACTGTGTCTTATACAGGTTATCATCGATTGCCTTACGCGTAATCGCATAGCCTAGAGCAATTTCAGTATGCTCTTGGTTATAGACGTAGCGTTCGCCAGCGCCGTTATCGAAAGCGGTCTGAGCGCCTTCGGTTTTCAGCTGTGCAAGACCAAGGAAGCGCATTTCAGCGGTGCGTTCCAAAGCCATTTTTGAATCATGCTTCGTGAAGATCTTGTCGTATTGCGACGGGATCTGCTCGTATTTGCCTTCAACCCCACGGAGACCGGGGAGGAGAAGGTCTTTAATGGCAGAAAGATTAACAGCCATTGGTCCTTACTCCTTAGATTGTGACAAGCGTCTTGGTCGAGACGTTCAAGAAGCCAACAATAACGTAGTTAGCATTCGAGGCCGTATCGGTGCCGTTTGAACCTGGCGGGTCAGTGACAAGACTGATGACGCGGAAAGGAGCCGTCGAAGACGTTCCAAGCGTTTCAACATACATGCCAGAGATGCCGTTCGCCGTGTTACCAGCGGAGCCGCCAGCAAGCGAAATTGAGGCGCCAACGCCAGCCTGCGTCACATTCGTGGTGCTGCCAGCTTGCACAAGGAAACGAGCGTTTGGATCGTTTACGACGTAAGCATAGACAACGCCATTGTTGTCTGAGCCCGGCCAGTAGTTTGACCAAACAGTGCGCTTCTGAGACGTTGAAAGATATTTACAGCCTTGGAACACGCCAGCAAGCTGCGTCGTTGGCGCATCGCCAGCGCGCGTGATCGTGCCGTTAGTGTCTTGAAGGACAGCGTCACCAAAGAAAATAGCAGTCGTATAGTTGGAAGCAATCTGCATCTCGACTTGTTCATAAGTCGGGGCAGAGCCGTTCCCGCTATACTGACGAAAACCGAAAGGCGCGAACGTATTCGCCATGACGGGTTCTCCTTATATAGGAGGCTCATCATCGCGCGCCGGGGCGAGTATAGAACCGGGGATTGGTTAATATCTCCGCACCGGGGGAGACGGGGCAAGCGCAACTGCACCGGGAGCGCGCTTATAGATAGCCTGTAGTAATTATTGCAAACATAGACTTAAAAGTAAAGAGCCCCCGAAATTTCTTCCGACGGCTCTATTTTTGGGTAATAAGAAAAGCGTTTTATTATCTTTTTACTTCTCAGGAACAGGCATAGCCTCAAACGATTTCTTGATGTTTGGCTTAACCTGGGCATGATCGCGCGTAAGCGTTCCATCAGGCGTTCCAGCAAGCTGCGCCTCTTTATGGCGAACTTGATTGCGCGCTTTGACCAATTCATTGCGACGGCGCTCATCAATGATTTCCGTCGGGCATTCCATCAGAATCATGCCGTCACGCGTAATGACCTTATGGTCAGTATTGTGCGGCATCATGTTAGGATGGCG